CTCACGGCGCAGGGTCATTCTACCGCGAGCGGGCAAGCGTATACAAGCCGACCCGCTTGCCGCCGCGCTTGACGATGTTGCACACGATCAAGTGGCCGCGCTCGCGCAGCTCACCAACGCGGGCGGCAAGGCGCAGGCATCCGAACTGGTGGAGCGCATCCAGCGCGGTAAGGCTGCGGCCTCGCGCCAGGTGGTGCAGGATGGCATCGGTCTGGGACATGGCTCCTCCGTTGTGGGTGGCCGAGTCTGCTGCGATGCTGCGCCGGTTGTCAACCCTGCGCGGTAGTGGTGGTGGCGGGTTGGATCGTTTCGCGCCCGCCTCGCGCCCCACGGAGACTCAGCCGCCAGACGATCCGCCAGCGCCCCTGCTGTCCTGTTTCTGAAAGTACGCCCGCAGCGCATCGGCGGTAGTCGCCAGTGGCGTCTTTGTGATGCCGTAGCGCAGCTTCTGGAGCCGCGCCATCGGGACGCCCGTCGCCGCATTGATGTCTCGCAGGTCGCTCTCGCGGCACGCTCGCACCCGCGCAATGATGTCTGCTGTGTTCATGCCGCCACACTACCATGCGCGGCAGGAAACTGAAACTTTTCTACCGCCGGGGGTTGACGCACCTACCCGCAGGGACTAATATCTCTCTACCGACAACGGAACAACCAACGGAGCAAAACATGACCACCACCACCTTCACCTACCAGCGTGTCACCTTTTGCGGCCGTCGAGGATGGATCGCCACGCGCTGGGAAAACGGAGTGTTTGCCGGCCGGATGTTCGGCGAGACAAAGCGGCAAGCTGCCGCGCAGTTCGACTGATCCGCACCCAACCACGGAACAACCAACGGAGCAAAACATGACCACCACCACGTACACCCTGCCGGCGCGGAAGTTTGAGGACTTCGATGATTGCCTTGCCGCAGCGTGCGAGGAAATTGCTAAAAAGCTCGATGTGGAGCTTTGGCAGACGAATGCCCGGTGGGATGACGAGATGCGCGACGCCGTTGTTGTGACGGTGCATGGGAATTGAGTGCGGAGGAGATGTGAAATGAAATTCAGCGTCAACATCTCAGTTGCCAACCGATTCGGCCGCGTTGCCGAGGACATGACTGCGGTTTTCGACCGCGACATCGACCAGTGGGACGAGGACGGGATGTGTTTCCGCATCCTCAACCACCGTGGCAACCAGGCCCCGTGGGCGATGAATCTCATCGGCGCTCGCCAAGCCGAACTCATCACCTGGGAGCTCTCGCAGGCGGTGTACTCCTACGAGAACAATTACTTCAACCAGTGAGCGCAAACATGACCACGCCCACCATCGGCCAGTCCCTGCGGGGTCTTGTGGACAAGGCCAAAGAGATCGAGCAACTGCTGGACGCTTCGTGGCCGCTCGACCCCACGATGCACGGACACGCCTCGGCGCTGATTTTCATGCTGCGACTCAATATTGAGACGCAGGCCATGCGGGCGGAATGGCGCGAGTCGCAAGAGGCCAGCGAATGACCCCCGACCCCTACGAGGACATGGAGTGGCGGGAGTTCATTGCCCGCCAAGACCGGCGCGACCGCCATGTCGGCATTGCAATGGGCTTCGCGGCCCTGGCCATCCTCATCATTCTGCTCGTCGAGCACATCGACGCCATCCTTCCCTACCTCCCCCACTGAGGACACCATGAAAGAGATCGCATCCGCGCTGGTCAAAGCGCAAAAGGCCTTCGGGCCTGCGCTGAAGTCCAGCAGCAACCCGCATTTCAAATCCCGCTACGCTGACCTTGCCGCCTGCGTCGAGGCGGTCATCGACGCCCTCAATGACGCCGGCATCGCGCTCATCCAGTCAACGCACGAATGCGAGTCTGGCGTGATGGTCGAGACGGTTTTCGTGCATGAGTCAGGCGAGACGCTCAGCGCCGGCAAGCTCCATGTGCCGGCCAGCAAGCAGGACGCGCAGGGCTACGGATCGGCCCTCACCTACGCCCGCCGCTACAGCCTCATGGCCGCGTGCGGCATCGCACCCGAGGACGATGATGGCAACGCTGCCAGCAAGCGCCCCGCAGCATCCCCGCAGGCAGCATCCGGCGAACTGGTCACCGCCGCCCGCGAGGCCGCAATGGCTGGCCGCGCTGCGTTCAAAGGCTTCTGGTCGGCGCAAGGCCAGCAGCAGCGCCAGCAGCTGGCCCCGCATCTTGATGCGCTCAAGGCTGCGGTCGAGAACGCCGAGGCCGGCAAGGAGTCCCCGCTGTGAAGCAGCAATATCACACCCCGCAGGGCACCGGCGCATGGCTCAACCAGCGCGTCGGCAACCTGACCGCATCGCGCATGGCCGACGCAATGGCGCGGCTCAAGCAGACAGACAAGCAGCGCAAGGCCAACGAGCCTGGATCGCCTGCCGAGGCTCGACGCAAATATTTGATCGAGATCGTCTGCGAGCGGCTGACCGGCGATGCGGTGCCGCACTATGTGAACGACTTCATGCGCTGGGGCATCGAACAGGAGCCGAACGGCAAGGCCGCATTTGAGGCCCGCACGGGCCTGCTACTGACTTCCTGCGGCTACCACACGCACCCGACCATCGCGCATTTCGGAGCGACCCCGGATGCGCTGGTCGATGCCGGTTGGGTGTTCGAGCTCAAGTGCCCGCAGACTAAGACGCATATCGAATGGATGCTGGACGGCGAGGTTCCCGAGCAACACCGGCCGCAGATTCTCGCGCAGTTGGCCTGCACCGGCCGCAAGTCTGCGTGGTTCTGTAGCTACGATCCGCGATTGCCTGAGAAGCAGTCCCTGATGATCCTGCCGTGGCATCCGCCTGCGGAGGAGATCGCCAAAGTGGAAGCCGAAGCCATTGCATTCCTGGCGGAAGCCGATGCACTGTTCCAACAGATCACCGATAGCCAACCATGACCACCGAAGTCCTCACCAATCGTCAGCGCCAGGTGCTTGCCGGCGTTGCTGCCGGCCACGGCCACAAGCAAATCGCCCGCGACCTCGAAATCAGCCGCTGCACCGTTAAGCAACACCTCGTCTTTGCCCGCGCAGCCATGCAGGCACGCACCAGCGTTGAGGCTGCGATCAAAGCTACCAAGGCTGGCCTGCTATGAAGTTCCGGTATCGCTCACGCGCTGATATGCGCGAATGGCTGCGCACTCATGTGCGGATTGACGGCGACTGCCGCATCTGGGCAGGGACGGTCAACTCCAGCGGGATGCCGCTGGTGTGCTGGATGCCGCACGGCAAGCGCCTGCGTGCTCGCACTCTGCTGCTGACCCTCACCGGGCGCCCGATGCCGGCCGGCACGGTTGTCTGGTCATCGTGCGGGCGCTCCGATTGCATGAGCCCCGCGCATCTGCTCACCGGCACCAGGCAGGAGATGATCGCGTACATGGTCGCGGAAGGCCGCTTCATGCGCGGCATTCCGCGAGCATTGGCAAGCGCCCGAAGCCGCCCAGGCTCACGGCTCGGCATCCGCCACGCACGAGATGTCGCGCAGGCCGCAGCATACGGAGCCACCCATGCGCAGATTGCCGCGCAGTACGGGGTCCACGAATCAGCCGTTGGCCATGCTCTGGGCCGCTGGCGCAAGGCAGGAGTGATCTGATGAAGTACGATGATTTTGTGGCTTCTAAGCGCCGAGCAGAGTTGGCTACCGGTCATGCGCCTGGTGAGCTGAACGAGCATCTGTTCGACTTTCAGCACGCCATCGTGTCATGGGCCGTGCGGCGCGGGCGATCTGCGATCTTTGCGGACACAGGCCTTGGCAAGACGCTGATGCAGCTTTCGTGGGCCGATGAGGTGGCCCGTCACACTGGCGGCGCGGTGCTGATCCTGGCCCCGCTGGCTGTGTCAGAGCAGACCATCGAACAGGGCCGGGCCTTCGGCATTGAGGTTTCTCGCGTGCCTCATGGCGGATCGCCTAGCGGGCCTGGCGTCTGGATCACGAACTATGAGCGCATGGAGGCCGTGGACTTCATCGAGCTGCGAGGCCTGGTGCTGGACGAGTCCAGCATCCTCAAGGCGCACGACGGCAAGACGCGCACCAAGATCATCGAATCGGCCCAGGGCGTGCCGTACCGCCTGAGCTGCACGGCCACGCCGAGCCCGAACGACTTTGAGGAGCTGGGCAACCAGTGCGAGTTCTTGGGTGTGATGACGCGCACCGAGATGCTGGCCACGTACTTCGTGAACGACACCGGCGACACCGGCACATGGCGCCTGAAGGGCTGGGGCGCGTCGAAGTTCTGGGAGTGGATGGGCACCTGGGCCGTGGTGCTGCGCAACCCGAGTGACATCGGATTCGATGGCTCGCGTTACGCGCTCGAAGATCCGCAGTACATCGAGCACGTGGTGCAGACCGAGCCGCTTGGTGATGATCTGTTCTCGCGGCCGGCGCAGACTCTGACAGAGCGCCGTAAGGCTCAACGGCAGAGCATTGATGCTCGGTGCCACGCGCTGGCCGATGTGGTGAACGCTGATGCCTCCGAGCCATGGCTGATCTGGTGCCATCTGAATGACGAGGCCGAGCTGCTGGCGTCGCTGATTCCAGGCGCAGTCAACGTGCAAGGCTCGGACACGGCTGAATACAAGGCGCAGCAGATGCTGGCGTTTTCGCATGGCCAGGTGCGCGTGCTCATCAGCAAGCCGAAGATCTGCGGCTTTGGCATGAACTGGCAGCACTGTGCGCGCATGGCGTTCGTGGGCTTGGATGACTCGTTCGAGAAGTTCTACCAGGCCGTTCGCAGATGCCATCGTTTCGGGCAGACGCGGCGCGTGCTGGTGCATCTGTTTACCGCTGAGAACGAAGGCCAGATCTTGGCCAACCTCAAGCGCAAGGAACTCCAGCACCACGAAATGAGCGCGAGCATGATCAATCACATGAAGGACATCATGAACAAGGAACTTGCCGGTCAGCAGAACATCGTGGATGAGTACCGAGAGGACACGCACCATGGCGACGGGTTTACCGTGCATCTTGGCGACTGCGTGAAGTGGACGCGACGCATGGATGACAACAGCATCGACTACTCGGTGTTCTCGCCCCCGTTCGCGGATCTGTTCGTGTACTCCAACAGCGACCACGATATGGGCAACTGCCGCG